CACCAGCACGATGAGCAGCAGGCCGGGCAGTCCGAAGCCGTATGGCCCGTAGCCGTAGCCTGGGCCGCGCCCGCCTATGTCGACAAAGCCGCCGAACAGGAAAATCAGCAGGATGATGATGAGCAGGGTGCTGAGCGACATAGGTATTTCCTTGCGATTCGGGGGGAAATGAGGGCGGCAGACCGCCGCCCCTCTTTGCCTTATGGCGTCGCGTCTGGGCAGGTGTACTCGACGATGAAATCGAGATCGCCCGATGTCGGCCCGCCTGCGATAACCGCAACCAGCTCGGTATCCACGAGCGGACTGACCGCCGCCACGCCGAGTATCACGACGGCATTTGCGCCAAGCGTCGTCACCGGAACCAAGTTCGCAGCAAAGAACACTGCTGCTGAAGCTCTCGTGCCGAAGCTCACCGTTGGCGAACCACCGGCAAACACCGTTCGTACCGACGATCCAATCCGACGAATATTCGCGCCGGCAGGAACCCACCCAAGACTAACCGTCTGGTTGCCGGTTACCCCAGAAATTGGCCCCACCTGAAGATACGCGATTTGCTGCCCGAAAGGCTTCCGGGCCGTTGAACCTACTCCCATTTCAGCCTCCCATTATGCCGGTGCGGCGTAGCTGGACATCACGACCACGCCGAAGTCCTGCGAGTTGTAGCGGGACTTCTTGATGCCGCTGATGCAGCCAGCCTTGACGCCGAGCTTGTTGCCATAATCGAACAGCTGCTCGAACCAGTCGTAGGTCGACTTGTCGTGCCCCTGTCCGAATGCGGCGACGAGTGCCTGCGCGCCAGCAAGGACCGCTCGCCGAACGGTCGGAATGACCGCCGCCGTGGTCGAGTTGACGCCCTCCGGCACATGCGTCGATTCATGCAGGATGCAGCCGTTGTAGACGCCCAGCGCGCCCGTGAAGATCGGGTTGTCGCTGATCTTGCCGCCCTGCATTTCCGACGAGTGGATACCAAACCAGCTGATGGTATTGGCGTCGCCGCCGGTCCGCAGGCTGGTGACCTGATAGGGATGCAGGAAGACGACGAAATACGGCTTGCCGTCGACCATGACCGGCCGGATAGGCACCACGCCGCCGGCCGACCCGACCTTCGCCCGCTCCACCGCCTTGTCGATCAGCGCCAGATTGAAGCTGTGGGTGGCCGGGGTGACCACGGTTTCATCGGTGGCCAGGGCAAGCGGCCAGACCTGCCGCGTCGGCGCCAGGATGGTGTTGTGGCCGTTATATTCGGGGCCGGTGGCGTCGGTGTCGAAGTCGCCGCTGCCGAGGATGTTGCCGGGCGTGAAGCCGGCAAGGTGGTAGAACCCCCAGATGTCCCAGCGCGCCGCCCACCAGTCCGAGAGGCCCATCATGGCCTCCGAACGAATCGAGAACGGAATGCGCTGCTCGGTCATCTTGCCCTCGGAGCGCACGGCGTGCCGAAGCTGGTTGATGATCAAGTCATCGGTGTGGGTGGTGAGGCTCTCTTCGTTGCCTTCCTGGGTCGCGTCGCCAAGAACACCGCGCCCACCGAGCTGCATGCGCAGGGTGATGCGGATGCGATCGCCGGGGCCTTTGTTGGTTTCATTCTTGACTTGGATCAAGCTGTCGGAGCCGGAACCCATGAACTTCTTAAGGTATGTTTTCTTAAGCGCTTCACGAGCCAGCTTCGTAGACCACAACTTGACAGCCTCGTTGGCGTTAACGCCATAGGCCGTGTCAGCCATTGTGTGTTCTCTCTAAGCATGGTCCCCCGAACGGCCGGAAGGGCGCGCTCAGGGGGTTGGTTTGTGGGATTTGCTCGGTTGCGCCTGATTTCGCCTCAGGGCGGGCAGTGCGTCCGTTGATGCACGACGCGTCAGCAGCCTACGAATTTCGTCGCATAGGCGCGGCAGTGTGCCCGTTATGCCCGGCACGGCGGCAGATGCGGTTTTCGCCCCGCATCAGGGCAGAAATTCAGGTGTGCGCTTGCGTTCGTCTGGTGGACTGGATGGCGTGGTAGCAAAGCCATTCCCGCACATGACGCCAGGATGCACAGTGTTATCGCTGTAATCGCCACTTGACGGAATGTTCGCGTTTGCGACGGTCTCCGGCGTTGGAACTTTGCAACCACCGAGCGCTGGCGAAGCCCTTTGCGCAGCCGTTGCGGCCTCCAGTTTTTCCAGTAGCACGGCGGCATCCTTGACCGCACGCAGACCCGTCGCCTTGACACCCGCATCGAGCAGGCCACATAGCGCTTGCAGCTCAGCCTCGGTAAGCTCCAGTCTGATCATATTACGGTCAATCTATTACATCTGCGACACAGCCTGATATCGTACCACCCACAACCTGGATGTTCGGGAATGTCGGCTTGGCCGCGCCAACGACAGTGAAGTTTTCAGTGTGCCCGCCAGGGCTTCTCGTCTCTATGCCCCATGCACCAAACAGCGCGCTTGGCGCTGCGTAATCCGGGGCCGTGTAGATGCCACCTGAAATCGTGATATTTGGATTGCCCGCACCGACTACGATCCCGCGCAGCGTATCATTCTCGGCATTGACGTAGTCAGTTTGCAGCATGGTCGCGTTGACGATCCTGCCTCCGAGCGATACGTCTTGGCCAGATATGTTGACGTTTATGTCGATAATTGGCTTACTTGGCGAAAACCCATCATCGAACTGACTGTCGGCCTCGATCACTACATCGAAATCTTCAATAAGCCAGCTATTCGAGGCGTTCATCGAGAAGCTGGCATTCCTCCCTGTTGGACGGACAAACTGGACGCCCGTTGATTTAAACGACTCCCAGCCAGATGTCAGATAAGCGCTGTCTATCGAGCAGTCGACGCAGCCTCCATTGATCGTATCGGCCCACTGATACATCCACTGGACATAGCTGCGTAACGGGTCGGTAAGCACCACTTCACAGTCATAGGCCCAATTGTCGACACCGGAGCTCACTGCGATGGCGCGCTGAAATACGTCGGTGACCCTGACGTTGCGGAACTCACACCCCGACGATAGAGACATGACCGCACCAGACGGGTAAGTGGCGCCTTGCGGAAGATCTGTTTCAGTGACCACAAGACTAAGGCCAAATCCCTGATTTCTGGCATTTCCAACAAGGTGAATGTCAGTCAGTATATTGCCGCCACTGTTGCTCGCGTTGAAAACGGTGTAGTGGAACACGCCATCCGGCACACGAACGGTCGTCAGATCGACCCCCGAGCCGCTGACGCCCCACCCGACCTTATGGTCCAACTCCATTAACCTGGAAATCGCAAAATCACCCGCCGGGAACCGCAACTCCGCATAATTTATGGCTGGAAGAGCCGCGAGCGCCGCTTCAAACGCCGGCGAATTGTCAAAATACACATCAGCACCAGTTGCCGTCTCTTGCGCTTCAACGCTAAGTGTCAGTTGATTGCCGGTTTTCCCCGTGATCGTCGCGAGCAGCGCCTTCGGGACAGCTTTTTCCGTGTACCACGTCAGGTCAACAAACGCGGCTGTCCATACGCCGCTCACATACTGGCGCACATCACCCGTATCTTCGAGCCAGGCAAACGTATCGGCCGGTTGCCCATCATCGGCCGTCATCGCCGAAAGATCGGCATAAGACTGCGCCGGCCATGTACCACCGACACCTTTTGTGCCGCGCACGCCCGCGCCAATCTCGCCGCCCGTCGCCACGATGACAGCGTTACCAATGGCAAACCCGCTAGCGTCGGCGACTGTAAGCACCGCATTTCCTTGCGTTATTGATCCAGTCGTTTTGGCCTCAGACAGACCAAAGTCCGCAATATCCCGCTGCGCGCGGTCTATCTAATCGCATTCTCCGCGCAGGTAGAATGCCGTCACGCGGATGACGCCCGTGCCATTGAAATTGCCGCCGGAGGCCGTGATAACGACATCCTGCGCCGCCGTGAACGCCTGGATCGTCCCTGCCGTCCAGTTGGTGTTATCGCTCGAAGTGCCTGCCGCAGTGCCAACAACGGCGCCCCAGCGATCAACGTCTGATCCGTCGCCGATCGTATAGCCAGTTGTGCCGTTTCCAGTACCGAGTCCTGTCGTGACTTTGCTGGTCAGGCCAACTAATACCGCACCGTCTGGGATGAGTCCCGTCGCGGTTACGCTAGCGCCGCTGACACCAGACAAATCCGCCCGCCCGCTGGCAAAGCCGAGACGGTGGAAATCTGTGGCCGATGTGAAAGTGTCGTACAGGCGCTTCGCCTGCGCCGTCGTGCCGTTACGCTGGGCAAAAATACCGGCAGCGTCGCGCTCAAGCAGCGTGTCGCTGTTAAAGCGCAGCGCTGTATCGGCGGCCAAGCTCACAAAATTCGGAGCAACTGAAAAATATGAGGTGCCGGCCTGGTACAAAAACGTCTGTCCCCCGGAGCAAAATAGGCCAGTGATTGCACCGTCTGCCGGCGTGCCGACAAACTCGGTATCCGTCCAGCCGTTCTTTCTGACTTTGAACTTGGATATGCCACCAATCTGCAAATCCATCAGCAGCGATGCCGCCGCGCTCGCCGTATCCGTCACATCCATCTTGATCGCGGTGAATGTGGTGCCGCCAGCATTCCACGTGTCGGCCATATCGTAGATATTAAAGTCGGCCATGTTTACGTCCTCGGAAGAATGTAGTCGCCGGAGCGAGTAAGGATGAGGTTGCCTGCACGATCGCGGAGAGCATTGGCCGGAACGCTTCCGCCGCCCCCACCCCCCTGCCCATCGAAAACAACCCCGATGCCGATGCCGATCGTGGTCGGTACCATCAGCCCTTCACGCCCCAGAGATTTGTGCCCGCGAACGCCGTCACGCGCAGCGCGCCAAGCGGGTTGATACCGGCAGCCAGCGGAATGCCTGTCCGGGTCTTGCCTTCCGGCGTGACGATGGTGGCCAGACCGCCGGTTTCGCAGAGCAGAGCGCGGGCGATATAGATATCGCCGCCATCGGGATCGGTCAGCAGCCCAGCGCCGGGCGTGATCGGCGCGCAGTCAAAGGCCGGGAACGTCGGGTTCCTGCCCAATGCACCAGGATCAGTCGTCGCCATTTCCGTCACCCCAGCTTTCCGGCTTTCGCCATCTTGTCCCATTGCCGATCGAACTCTTCCGGATCCTCGGCATAGAGGTCCGTCAGGTCGCTCAGATTGAGCGGATTGTCAGGCGCGCCGCCGGCACCGGACAGCGTCCGTGACGCCTTCGCGCCGCGCCGCATCGCCTCGATGACGCCGTTGGCCTTGGCGGTCTTGTCCTCAGGCGCACCACCGCCGCCATTGCCGGGCTTGTAGCCGCGCCCCTTGGCCAGCTCGTAATAGGCCTGCGCCGGGTTCAGCCCCATTTGCAGCGCGTTGCGAGCGACGGACTGAGCATCTTGCATGAACACAGCTTCGCGAAGTGCGGCGGCGCTTGTGAACCCGTGCTGGCGCGCAACATGCTCGCCCTGCGGCGTGTCGGGGTACATGATCGCCAGTTCTGAGCGGCGGCCCTTCTCCAGATATTCGGCGGCCTGGTGATAGTCGGGCGTGACTGCGACGAAGGCGTCCTCGGCCTTGCTCACCTGGCCCATGAACTGCTGGTATTCCTGGCGCGCCTCGAACAGCTCGCGGGCCTCGGATGCCGATTTGTGCGTCTCGGTGAGCTGCGTATGAAGCTTGGCGATCTCGTTCTGGAAATAGCCGACAGGATCTTCGTTCGGGTCGATCTCGACCTCGGCCGGCTTCGCTGGCTCTGGCGCCTTCCTCGACGCCCGCAGGTCCTCGACCATCTGGTTGTAGGCGCGCAGCTGGTCCTTGGCGAACTGGGCTTCCTCGCGGGCAGCCTTCAGCGCGCCCGTGGTCTGCCGGTGGCGCGACTCCAGCTCCTCATAGGGGATCGGCGCGGGCTTGGCAGGCTCGGCGGCGGCGTCCGCGTCAGGAGACGCCTCCTCGCGCTCGCCACCGCCTTCGCCGTCACCGCCCGAGGGAGCGGGAGCTTCGTCTTCGGTCTCGTTCTCAGCGGCGAGGTCGGCCCACTGCTTGTCCTCGCCTGTCGGCGTTCCGTCTATCATGCTTTGGCCTCCGATTCATCCCTGTCAGCGCAAGGCCCGTCATCTTTCCCATCCGACATCGCCGGCAAGCAGGCCGAGACGCCATCTTCGTCGGTGACATAAGTCCCAGACGGCATCGGTTTTCCGCAGGCTTCACAGATAGTCATTTCTTCACTCATGCGTCGGCTCCTCGGTGCTCGTCGATCTCTTCAGGCGTTGCATCAATCGGCAGCCATTCCATGCACCAGATGTGCTCGGCCACTGGCGGGAAGAAGCCGTTGATGACCGGCTGCGGCTGGTTCGCGCCGTTCTTCATGCCGATGATGCCGGGCAGTTGCGGGGCGTGCGCCACGCCGAGCAGCACGGGCACGGGCGATTTGCGCCGGCACTGGCCTTCACGCGCGCCGGAATGCGAGCGGAAGAAGCAGGCGCAGGTCTTGCAGCTGGGGTAGCCGGTCATGCTGGCACCCCCTGCGTCCACGGCTTGAAGCTCCGCAAGGCATCCAGCGACAGTTCTGGGGCAGCCCAATTGCCATCAAAGCGGATTGCGCGGTCGTCGATTGTCAGGAAGGCCGGCGGCTTGGTGTCGCTGAAATCAAACGCGACAAGCCAGCCTGCGCCGGCTTTATTGAGTTGGTCGAGCAACCAAGCCTTCATGGCCTCGATGCCCTCCGGGGTTTTAGAGCGGCTCGAATAGATGACCAGTCGAAAGTGCTGGCAAGCCTTCTCTGCCCACTCAAGGAAACCGGGGACCAGCGTCCCGTAAATTTCGCCGCCCTGCCAGCCCTTCTCGTAGCTGTGAACGACGCCATCGAAGTCGATGCAGATGATCAGTTTACTCATGCGCTAGCCCTCGCTTGCGGTTTCGGTTTCATTGCCATGGCCTGCTTGTGGCGGGCGACCGTCATGTCGATCGACGCCTTCTCGCGCATGCCCTGCCGGTCAAGCTCATTCTTCTCGCGCTGCAAGGCCAGTTCCTCATGCTTGGCGGCCATTTCAAGCTCCTGCATCTGGCGCTCATGCTCCATCTGCTGTTGCTCGCGTGCGCCCTCCATCTGCATGCGCGTCTGCTCGTTCGCGAGGTCTTGTTGCTTGCCTTGCTGCTCCTGCTGGCCCTTGGCCTGCATCAGCTTCATCTGCATCTCGGCCTTCTGCACATCCGGGTCAGGCGGCGGAGGCTGCTTCGCCTGCTGGCTGATGATCTCGTTGATCTTGCCAGACACGACGGACGGCAGCGGCGAGTGCTCGATCATCACCGCCCACACTTCCGGCGGCACGTCCAGCTTGGCCAGCAGGGGCATCATGCCCATCATCATCTGCCATGTGGCCTCTTTCTGGTTCGGCGACATCGGCGCTTCGTCGACGATCACGTCATAGGTCGCCGTGCCCGGCTGCTTGACCAGCGGCACATATTTCTCAGTCGAGTCCTTGCCCTTGATGCGAACGAGGCGCCCATCCGAGATGTAGTTCTGGATGAAATACAGCCGCAGCCTGCCCTTCTCCTTGCGGTAGCGGCGTAGGGCATCGAAGAAAACCGCGAGAATGGCATAGCCAGCCTTCTTGCGCTGCGCCTCCAGCACGCCGGGCTGGTCACGCTGCACGAGGCCGAGCATCTCCAGATTGATGCCCGAGGTCTGCGGCATCGAGTTGAAGACGAACTCCATCAGCCTGTCGAGGCCTTGCGGATAGTTCTTCGCCTCGCGCTCCTGTATGGCGCCGTTGGACAGCGCGCCCTTGGCCACCTCGATGTCGACGTTGGGCTTCGACCAGTCCTCGATGGCCTTGCGGGGATTGACCAGTGCACCAGTCTCATGCAGCAGCCCGCCCTTGGCCGCCGTGTTGAGAATGTGCATGATCTGCACGAAGAACTTGTTGCCCCACATCTGCGGGTCGATCATTGAGCGCACGACGCCGAAGAACGTGTTCTTGTTGCGGTCGCGCTTGCCGGTGACGCACTTGAGCGTGAAGGCGTTCGCCTCGATAGGCCCCTTCTCCAGGATCACATTGCCGGCCAGGAACGCCTCGTAATATTTGTTCTGCTCGATCTTCACGGCTTTGGGCGGACGCTCCCCCTGCATCATGAACATCTCGCCCAGCTCTTTGAGCTGCTTTTTGTCGACGGTGATGACCTCGCCCGATGTCGGGTCGGCGAGGCGCCATGCAGGCTCCAGCTCGATCCATTGGATGTGACGTATCCACACCCGTTTCTTGTCGGCATCACCAGACGGACGCGGCTTGTCGTGGTCGCGCTCGTAATCATCGCCTGGCCCCGTCCAGCCAGTGTCGACCTCGTCGATCAACCCAGGGCCGCCCGTGACGTTCGGCAGCTTCTTGCGCCATTCCTTCTTGATGTCCGACCTATCGCGCCAGCGGGCACGCACGTGATACCGGCGATCGGCAAGATTGCGCTTGCGGGCTTCCGGGTCGCTCCACATCTCCAGCGGGTCGACGCGATCATCGACAAGCCGGCCTTCCGGGTCCTCGGCATAGTCCATCCGCGTTTCCGACCAGCCCAGCCCACAGACGAGGCCATCGTAAAACAGATCCGATTCTTCGTCCTCGGTGTCGGCCAGCTCGCGCGACCATTCGTCGGCCGCAGTGATGATCTCATTGACCTGGACATCGCCCTGCTCGCGCGGGCTGTAGCGGGTTTCCTGCCTGTTGAGGATCTCGGCGCCCGAGACAGCATCGACCATCGGACCGACGCGGTTGAACGTCACCGGCTGGCGCATCTGGTCGAGCAGCGCCGCCTTGTCCTCGGACGTCCATTGGTGGCCAGCGACGAAGTCGTAGCAGAGGATCGCCTCGGTGCGCCAATCCGACCAGTGATTGCGGGCAAGCCGCTCCATGCGCTTCAGCCGCTTCAGCAGCGCTTCATCGCGGCCGGACAGGCCCGGGCCGCCTTCGGCCGTGGCGTCATCGTCGTCGGTGTCGATGTCGTCAGCCATCAGATGGCTATCTCTGCGTCCATGCGTGCCTCAAATGCATCGATTGATGCAGCAGCCTTGTGCATGTGCTTAATGCGGTTCTCGGGATCACCATAGAAGCGGCGATACAGCTTCTGCTCGCGGTCTGGCAACTCCAGCACCCACCAGTAGGGCGACGGCGCAGGTTGCTCACGGCGCAAAAGGTGGCCGAACCATTTAGCAACTAAGCTGCCCATGCCGACCCCCGCACCTTCGGCTTCGCATACCGATCCGTCGGCGGCGGCACGAACTCCGGCGTAAAGCCGCAAGCGCCCGTCTCCAGCGCATCCGCGCCGTGCGACGCCCAGTCGTGCAAGGGCTCGTTCCGATATGCCAGCAGCTTCACATCCCAAACCTTCCGATAATTATCCAGGCACTTGATGCCCGCCGCACAGTGCTGCTCGTCGATCGAGCACATGCTGAGGAAATTGCGCGCCGCCTCGATGGCCTGCATCTTGTCCGGTATGCGCGGCACGACTTCGAAGTTGATGCCGAGCTCGCGGGCAACGTCGATGGTGCTCTTGCCGGCCGGCAATATCCAATGCGAGTTGTCGAGGTCATGCGGCCCGAGATGGCGGCCATACGCGAAACCTCTCTTGGCCGCCTTCTCCTTCAGGATGCGCGCATAGAACTCCGCGCCTTCCCCCGAATTCTCGTAATAGTCGATCAGGTGATGCAGGTTGCCGTAGTTCTGATGAAACCAGATCGAGGTGTTGTCCGACTTGCCGATATCCCAGAAGGTGTGCACCTTCTTCGACGGGTCGTGCGGCACCTTGCCGATGCGCTTCTGCTCCCGCAGCCGCTGCATCTGCGTCTTGAAATAAGCCCCGACGACTGACGCCTGGAACGCCTCCTTCGATGTTGAAGGGTATTCCCGGTACATGTCGTCGGGGCCGATGAGCTCCCGCTTGCCCGCATACCATGCGCGTTGCTCAGCGCAGATCACGATGCCCAGCTCGATTTCAAGCCCATCGAAATACTCGGCCAGCTCAGTATCGATCACGACGCCCACCGGGTTGATGCGATAGCCTGGATGCTGCCACCAGGCGAAGAAGTGAATGCGGAACTCCATCTCCGACAGCACCTTGGCCGACTGCTGGTTTGCCTCGGCCGTCTGCACCATGTCGAAGAAGTCCCCGCTGTTTCCCTCGGCCGTCGATTCTACGAAGATGTATTGCCCTGGGTGAACCGTGCCAAACGCGCCGGTCCTGATTTCCCTCGCTTTGTCCGGGAAGCGCGCCGCGATCTTGCCGAACTCCGACACATGCAGGATTTGCTTAGTCCCGCCGCGATGCGATACTGACGCCGTGACCTCCGAGCCATTGTCCCAGGCCAGCCTTTCCGAATTGTCCGTCTTCAGCGGGATCAGCGCCCGTACCTGCTCAGGCAGCCGGCGATAGCCAAACAGCAGCTTGCGCAGTTTCGCGCTCGCATCGTCCAGGGTGATGTCGATGATGCCGCAGCTGGTGCCGGGATAGAACAGCGCCTGATCCAGCATGATGATCAGGATGAAGGTGGAAAAGCCCAGCTGCCGTGCCTTCAGGATGCAATTCAGATACCAGAGGTCCGACCAGAGCTTGGCTTGCGCCTCATTACGCCGGAACGGAATGGCAATGCCGCGCGGATCTTCAATCCAGTAGAGATTATCGAGTCGCCACTCACGATTGCCCAGCGTCGGGCTCAGCTGCTCCAGCAGATGCTTTGACTGGTAGGTCCCGCGATTGCCCATTGATGACTTCAAGCAGCTTGGTCAGGTTGTCGGATACGTCATGCCGCGCGTCAGACCAGCCGAAGCGGTTGTTCATCTGCAGGGCGTAGAGGCGGGCGTTGAAGTTGACGTTGCCGAGATTGGTGCGGCCCTTCTTGAGCCACCACGAATGGCAAATCTGGCGGCAATACTCGATCAGCTCGGCGAAGCCGGGTTCGTCCTTGAGCCAGCGCTCCCAGGTGTCTTGATTGAAGCTGCCACCGCGCCAGGATGCGATCAGCCCGCGCGCTTCGACATCGCAGCCGCCTTCGCCGTAGAGCGCGGTCATCTGGATGCGCCAAGTCGGCGGGAAGAGCGTCGCTTCGAGGTCGGCGAGGATGAGCTTGTTGGAGGCCATTACGCACCCCCTGTTGCGATGTAGCAGACCAGCGGCAAGCACAGAAGAAGGTCCATGAAAAAGAACATAGCCGCCGACATGCACGCGCCGACATCACGAACCGCTAGGGCCTCAGAGAACCATTTGCCCATACAGGCTGCGCCTAACGCGCCGATGATTGAGCAGATGATGAGGACGATGAGCATTACGCGGCGTCGTTCGACACGGGGCGCATTTCGGTCTGCGCAACCAGCTCTCGCCTGATGGCTTGACCTGTTTCGCCCATTGCGTCTAAGCGCTCGCCGAGAGTCTTGCGGGCGGCGCGCTCATACCCTTCAGCTTGGGCTGCCGCCTGCTCAACGGCCTTCGCATGTTCTTGGCGCGCTGCGATGATCTCGGCTGCCGTCGTGCGCCTGATGCCGCCCTCTGGCGTGCGGACAAGCTTGCTGCCGTCGAGGCCTTGCATAACGCCTTCCATCAGCCGGTCGAGACCTTGAGGATATGGCTTGACCACATCGCCCTCGCTCAGCTCGGTCACGCGCGCCTTGGCTCCTCCGTTCTTGGCCATCCAGATCAGCAGGTCGTCGATCGTGGTGAAGCCGAAGCACACGCCTTCCCGATGCGGCCTTTCATTGACGTACACAATGAACGTGCCTTCCTCGCCTGGCTCAATGCGCATCTCGTGTTTGAACGGCTCGCCGAGGTCCATCACTTCTTCTCCGGCTGCGGCTGCTTGGCGGGGTCGAGCTGCGCGGGCTTCACTGCGGTCGGTGTGCGCAGCGTGCCGGATTCGCGGGGTGCGCCAGGGCCTGCGGTCTTGGCTTTCGGCTTGGGTGCATCGCCGGTTACGACTAGCGGCGTACCGAGCGCCTGGAGGCTGACGAGTTGGCAACCAACGTCTTGAGCGGCAGCATGAGCCAGATATGCCTGCAAGCCATCGTTCTCAAACCGGAACGTGTCGGCACCGCCGTGCTCGGTGTTGCGGATGGTGATCTCAAGCACCTCAGTAGCCCTTCTTGCCGGACTTCGGACCAGCGGCAACGCTGACGCCGCCCTTGCCAGGCGCAGGCGATCCGCCCTTGTGCACATTGGCGCCGGACTTGTACGGCTTGCCGGGTGCACCGGAGCCGCCCGTGTTCACGCTGTCCTGCGTGCTCGATGCGTGGC